ATCAAAGCAAAAAGGCAACCGCTCAGTGGTAGCTTGGGAGGAGAGTATTCGGGAGACATCAAGCTCGAACTCAAAGGAAAAGAATTGGTGGGAGAAGTAAAGTATAGGGATGTATCAAACTTCCCAAGCCCATTCAAAGTATTAGAAGGTCGAGACATAGCCTTCTATAAAAGACGGAGAGGAACTCCGCAAACATTAGTAATTATGTCTGGTGAAATGTTTGAACAATTAATGGAGAATCAAGATGGAATCACAGAACAAAGCGATCAAGGCTCACCTTGAGTCTGGAAAGTATTTAAGTGCATTGCAAGCTTTCAATGAGTTTGGATGCTTAAGGTTAGCAGCGCGTATCAAAGATCTCAAAGATACAGGCATGAATATCGACAAGATAATGATAGAAAATGAAGGGAAAAGATTCGCCCTTTATTGGGAAGTAAAATAATGGCTCAGTTTAAAAGACTATCTGGTAGTGGCGCGTCTTGGGATGCACATGTCAAACGTGCCAGTACCTCTCCAAGTTTAGCTGCTGAATATTACAAATCAACTTGGCGTATTGATACGCACAAGATTATGGCTAATCGAATTAAGAATGGAGAGGGTGTCGGTGAGCATTGGCTCAAAGGTAAAGGCAAGAAACAACTTCTTGAGATGACAGATATAACTGAAGATGACTTCAAGAAATACCTTGACCCTACTGCACAAACGCAGTACACAAGACCTTACAATGACGGAGAAAATTAATGGAACGTAAGGGTTTTATAGGCGGTTCGGACTGCGTAAAAATTATGCAGGGTAACTGGCTAGAGCTATGGCAAGTAAAGACCGGACGTGTTGAGCCAGAAGATTTGTCTGATAATATTGCTGTTCAACTTGGCATACATACTGAGCAGTTCAACTTGGATTGGTTTGCTAGTCAGCATGGGTGTGTGCTTGGTGGCTTTCAGTCTGCTTATGAGCAAGAGATTGGTAAGGTCAAAGTCAGGGGTACTGTTGACGCAATGAATGGTCACAACCCAGTAGAAGCAAAACATACCAATGCTTACAACAACATGGATGATGTTATCAAATACTACATGCCGCAACTGCAACTGTACTGCTATCTATCTAACTCTGAAGGTATATGGATGTCAGTAATTTTTGGGAATAATAAATGGGAGTCAGCATTTGTCTCATACGATGATGAGTATTTCAATTCAATGTGGACAGTGGTGTCGGACTTCTGGGGTTACGTGCTACGCGATGAAGAGCCGATTGGTATTGACACACCGACACTCAGCACAAACCACATCCCGATTGACAACATGGTCGTGCGAGACGCAAGCAGAGATAACCAATTCTGCTATGCCGCAGTCACATACGTCAACTACTACGAAAAGAATAGGGTCTTTGAAAACGCAAAGAAAGACCTTAAGCAAATGGTCGGTGATAACGAACGAGAAGTATACAACGACCAGATCTCGGTGAAACGAGACAAACGTGGATCACTTAGAATAACAAGGAGAAATCAATGAAAGATCACGTCAAGTTACTAATCAAAGTGCGTAATGAAATACAGCCTATCAAAAAGAAAGGTACTAATCCTCACTTCAAGAGCCATTACGCTACACTCGAGGATGTTATCGAAGCAGTAACACCACCATTGCAGGACAATGGATTCTTCCTGAGTCACATCTGCGGCAAGGATGAGTTCGGTGCGTATGTATCTACTGAACTATTCCATGAGAGTGGGTTTACTTTGCAAACCAAAGTTCCTGTTGTCTTGAGCAAGCAGGACATGCAAGGCTTGGGCAGTGCTATTACCTACGCTAGACGCTATGGTATACTATCCATTCTCAATCTTCCTACTGAAGATGATGATGGTAACGATGCTTCCCGAAAGGTGAGCGGCTCCACAAGTAAGCCGCGAACAGGAGGGAATGTTCAAGAGATTAATTTCTAATTCTTGGGGTACATTATATCCTTAATGGTTCTACAGCCTGATGGGTGGCAGGTTTCCCCAAGAACCACCCACTTAACTTTGAGAAAGGAGCCAGAAGCATGGCAGATTACGACAACACAAATACAGGCGCAGCCTTCACACCATTCCCAACACAAAGACTTATCTTGCAGGGTAAAATCAACAGTGATGGTACTGACATGAAGGTTACTTGTGTTATGGATGAAACAAAAGATGGGAGTCAGGTGGTTGAAATATACCAGAAGATTGGCGTCTTGTTTCAGAATGAAGGTATAAAAGAGGGTTCACCAGATTACACTGGACCACTCTTTGATAATAAAAGACTTGCAGCTTGGAAGAAAATGAAGGACGATAAACCGTATATGTCTTTCTCTGTGTCCGACAAGTTGGATAAGGGTCAATACTCAGAGGGTAAATCATCAGTAGGACATGATGAGATCCCATTCTAATAGCGGTCACGCTTAGTAGGTTTTCTTCTCCGTTTCCTACTAGTTGACACAACTGGCCTCCCTTCGGGGAGGTCTTTTTATCAGGAGGTATTATGAGATTATACACAAATAACAAAGGCTCTTGGGTTGGAACTCAAACTGACGCACGAAAAGAGTTTGGCAAGGATTGGAACGAGGTTTATGTACCAACTGACAAACCTAACTTATTACAATTTCTAAACGATAAAAGCGTAGGCGGTAGACCTGCAAATATTCCAGAATTAATAGAAAAAAATAATTTGGATGAGCGAATAAAAGAGATTGCATCTGCTCATCCACAAAGCTGTTCGGGAAATAGAGAAGTTCGTGAAGCAGCAGCACTCAATCAATATGATGTAAAAGATGTAGTGTTAAACTGCCCCAAAGAACATTTGGGACAAGCACTTGCTGCAATAATTACACGTCTACACGATATGCAAGGAGAAATATAAATGGAAACATATGCACAAATGAAAGTACGCCATGAGCGTGAAGTAAAAGAACTCATACTAAAGTTTAGCAGCAAGCACACTGTCGCAGAGACAGCAAGAAAGATTGGCATGGACAAAGACAAGCTAAGACGCTTCGCACACTACCACGGAATATCATTCAAGAAAAAGTATGGGGAAGAAATGACAAAGTGTGATACAGTGTACAGAAAGAAAACAGTTACACTGTCAGAAGCACCGTGGGAAATGCAATGATAAATTTATTCTGGACTTTTCTTGTTATTCATTACTGGGTTGAGGGAGAAAGGATGTCAACAAGCATTCTCTTCCCAAGCGAACAACATTGTTATGCAACAATGAACAAAGGAGTGCTTGATGATTTATACTTTGAATTGGTGGACACCTACGGCAAAAAAATAATGATGACTTGCCAACGCACACCACTTATTTCAAAGCAGTTAGTCAAGCCAATGCCCAGACCAACATATGCCGATTAAAGACCCAGTAAAAAGAAAAGAATACCAACGTGAATATGGACGTAAATGGTATCGACGCAATAGAGAAAAAGTTATTGCAGCAAATAAAAAAAATAAAAGAAAGCGACATAATGCTTGGCTAGCATTTAAAGCTTCCCTTAGTTGTCAACATTGTGGTATACAGCATCCTGCTTTGATTGACTTCCACCACAGAGGTGACTCAAAGAAAGAAGCAGAAGTAAGCACGTTTGTAAATCAGGGACAGTACTCTCGAGCTTACAAAGAAGCAGCAAAGTGTATACCACTCTGTCCCAATTGTCATAGAATATTACATTGGAATGAGAGACATGGAACTACCTGAGTACTTTAAAACCGCAAATAAAATTATTGAAAGAGCACACAGAGGCTTGCCACATGATCGGTGGATGATTGGCAACAAAGAGATGGAGCACTTTCTCAAAGCTTACATGCAACTATTAGATGTATGCCACGCCATGAACAAAGACATGATACAACGTGGCATAGACTCAATGAGTACAGATCCAAATAATACTTAGATTATTAATTCAAAGTGTGGCCCATCAATAAATGGTCTGCGTCCTTGTGATCTTCTCAGGTCAACATATGCGTTCATTGCGTCTTCCATTGACCCATCCCATTTGGATATGTCCATTGGGTATGGATCAGATGGTGTTGCCCATGCAGCGCCCCAACATACACCGATGTCAAACTTACGAGCAGCTTCAGCCATTGCGTCAGCAATATCATCATATAGATTAAGTTCCCAACTGGCTCTTGACCCTACGTAAGCCATGAGGTCAACGGCTATTCCATCAAGGTGTTTGCTTTTCATTGTTTGACTTGCACCAGACTCAACTAGTTTGCGCTGTTCTGCTTCAGTTCGCTTGCCGCAAATCACTCCGAAGTCAACCTTGGTTAGCTTGATCGCTTCTCGAACAACATACTGCATACGAGGATCAACAGTGTTTAGTCTGTTGTTACTTCTTTTTGATAATTCAAATCCCATTTTACTTCCTTTTAAAAAACTTTGTCGCAGAACGCACTGCAAAGCTACTGGCTACGATAACACCTAAAGTATACTGATACCACTCGGGCATCTGTTCCAACGCTGTGAAGCCCTCTGCAACAACTGTACGCCCCCATTCACCGGTGAACACTAAAATAAGTGGGATAGAAAAAAGTAGAACGAGATATTCGTCTTTCCACGAGTTCATGGTTCCTTGCGCCATGAGCTTCTCCCACTCAGCCTCACTCGTAGCAGCAGACTTCATGATGGTTGCTTTGGCTTCAGCCTCCACTAGCTTTAGATTAGCAGCAGCAGCCTGTGCATCTGCTTTACCTTTTAGCCAACCACCTGCTAACTCAGTAATCGGACCTATCAGCGATTGTAGCATTGCTACCTCCCTTTGTTGTTACAGATTCTTTTGACATCCAAATGCCAAAACAACCAGTTAAAGCTCCCATACAAACTGATACTAAACCAGATTGCTGCATTGTAGGATCTGGCAATGCCATATACCAATGAACAGCTTGATATGTAAGAACTGTTACAGCCAACATCATTAGCCTCGGTATTATCTTCCAATCATCTACTACAGTATGCGCCATGTAAAACCTCACTTGTTAGTATATAAGCAATGAACAGCAGAATTGTTATTAGTAATTATAACAGACGCTTCTGCCTTCTCCAACTCACACATCTCCTCCGAACCATAGGTTCCAATCTGATAGTAAGTAAAAGTTCCATTCAGGAATTGCATCCAAACTAAAAACCACATCACCATCTACCCTGATATTTGCCAAGAAAATAAAACAAACAAAACAAAATGCCGCCACTAACAGCAAAGATAACAGCACCAATAGCAAAGTTAATAACCGCATCAATCTGTTCCTGCTTTCTGTACAACTCTTGTTTTCTTTTCTTACGCATTTGTGCTTCTATGGCGATTACTTCCTTCCACGCGCTCGGTCCGTAGGTAAATGAGATATGATTTTTTATCTCACTTCTCATGTGTTCCATTTTCTTTTTGTTTGCAAAGATTTCTAGTGCAGTCTCTTCATCAGATCCTTTGAATGTTTTTTTCCAAAACGGTGGGTTTTTTTCTCTTTCTTCTAAATTACTAAAGTCTGAGAATGCTTTGCCCCATTGAGACAAAGTTCCAGTCATTTCTTGAATATCTTTTCCTGTGCTTATTGCAGCCTTGAGCGTTTTATACGCACCTGTTGCTAAAGCTACACATGAAACTGGGTCCATTACTCAGCCGCCATTTTCTCCAATGTTTCACGGATAGCTTTTATATTCTCATCTATTCTAGCTGACATTAAAGCTTGAGACTGAGCAGTATCTTCTAGTTTATTTATACTAATCTCATGTCTAGCTATCTCTCTAGCATTGACTTCAACACTATTATCAAGTGTGCTGACATACCAAACAAGGCCACCAAATTGCACAGAAATGGCAATTATGATAGCAGCTTTTTCCATCATGGGGCCACAGGCCAATCCGCATCTTCTAAACTGGGCCAATTCTCATGCTCTGGGAGCGACCTCAGTGAGGATCGATATGTTGCCCAAAGCACTTTAGTGTCGTTATCTAGTGGGCTGTCATTAAACTGTGTCCAATCGCTATCTGCAAGTAACTGATTGCGAGTTTCTCTATTAGCAATAGCAGACTTAGCATCTATTTCCTCTTGCGTTGGTTTAGAAGATATTAACGTCCACATATAAGACGTTGTTGGAAACTGATTTACATAGTCGATAACTTCATCTTGGGTAATCCAAGGGTTCATGGTGCTTGGATTCCATGTTTCCAATACCATTTCATACTGTTCATCTTCACTTATAATAGTGCAGCCTAAATTATCATCATTGAAAGTAAAGCTATGTGGCATCTCGTTCTACTCCAAAAATAAAAGTTTCTGCGTTTGCTGAACCTTTAATAACCGTACCTGCTACAAAAGTCATTTGTACTGGAAAAGAAGAACTAGTAGTTGCCCAATTGTTATTGCCAACATCATTAATAGTAGGAAAGTATTGATAAGAACTGCTACCTACAATACCAGTAAATTCTCGACCAGATGGAACTGTATACATTATAGCATTACTAGATGATAATGTTGCTTGAATTTGTTTAGGAGGATTAGCGGTTGTAGTTGTTGCTTCTGTTTGTATTGTTAAAGCCATATCAAAATCCTTATGTGCTAGTTATGCCTGTCATTCTTATTTTAAATGACGGACTAATGTTATAAGTTCTACCTGAGATTGTTGTGGCATCAGGTGTGCTTTTAGATAAATTCACACTGTATCCGTAAGCAGTTGCACCGCCTAATGTAAGACCAGTTGTGCCAAATCTAGCATCACCAGTTTTATCAAAATCAATAAAAGCTAATTCTGAATTTGCGTAAGGTGAACCACTATCCGCATAGTAATACAATTTACTACCAAGAACTTGTTTATGAGCATTTAAATTAGGCCATAACTGCACACCAGTACTTAAGTTAACATTTGAATATGAGTTATATTTACTTGTGGTATAAACAGTATCTGGTTCCCATGTATATTCGTACAATGTGCTTGTATTTTGACCTGATAAATGGACAATACTTCCGTCTGTTTTCATTACAGCTTGCCATATGTTGTTCATATTATGATAACAAGAAGATACACCAGTAGATGTGTAGTTTTTTGCAACGCTAGTTGAGAAATCATAGTAAGAAGCATATCCACTTTGTTCGCTCCAAAAGAAAAGATATGCGGTTGTCCCATCAGGATTGTTTACACCAAACATTTTAGCATATGTGCTTGAACTAGCACCATTATCAAACGATTTGAAACCAGTAAGTGTGCCAGTATAACAATCTAATCTTTGTATAAAATTTGTAGAACCATTATACCGATAAGCATACTGAGTATCATCAAACCACCAAGGCATATAGCTATCACCATAATAAGCTATTTGAGTACCACTTGAGTCTCGTAAATATAATCTTGTTCCTGAGTTAAGGTTAGTATCAATTAAAAGCGTATAATTGTTTGGGCCTAAGTTTAAATATACCCTTCTTTCTTTATTGTAATCCTGAGTAAAACTTGAATGACCAATTGCATTAGCAGTACTAGCTATATTAGTAGAATACCCTTCTTGGTTATTAACTCGAGGAAATGTTACTGCATTAAATTCACTATTAGATGATTGTGTAATAAAATTATAATCTTGATATACTAAAGGAAACGTAGATGTTTTAAGTTTTACTGTAGAACTTGGTCCAACAATTTCTGAGCCTGATGCGTTAGCAGTAAGTTGAACAGTATTAAAACCACCAATATTTAAATAAGGTTCAACTTTAAAGTTACTGTCACCTTCTTCGATCTGCACATCTTTAATAACATGCTTAGTACTACTGTCTGTAGTTACAATTGTAGCTTCACCGCTTGAGTTAAAATCACTCGATTGCAGTGTGCTATTGTGAATTTCTGCGAGTGTGTCAGCCATTTAATAATCTCCAAATGCTAATGTTGAGGCATAAGAAAATCCTTGTATGCCTGTCAGAGCAGAACCATTTATTGCAGGGAGGTTTCCGCTAGAGTCCAGTTGTGGAATGTTGTTTGCCCCTGTGCCTACGTCTAGGGCTGCTGCTGTGCCAAGAGTAGGTGAGCCAGTAAGAGAACCATAAGCACCATCAAAGCTATCTGTAATGCCATACCCTGCTACTGTTGTAGGCGTTCCTGTTACTTCACTAAAAGCAATCCCACCGTCAGCGAGAGGATTACCCTGTGATATTAAGTTTGCTAAGTCTCTAGCTTTTGTCATGATGGGTCTCCTAAAATTAATACTGTATCTTCGTCAGTAGCGTGACCAACTCGATATGTTCCGCTTGTTGCGAGGGCTGTGCCGCTTGGGTTT